TCCGGGACAGCCTGCACATCTACAAGGACAAGGTCGAGTGCCCCGAAACGGGATCGTTCATCAAGACCAGAGCCTCGAACTTCGCCGCGTCCCAGTCGATCAATCCGCACCTGGTGTTGTTCGACGAGGTGCACATGCAGCGTGACGACAAGATCTGGTCAGGCATGCAGATGGCCGGCGCCGCACGAACCGACGCGCTACTGCTCGGGATCACGACCCCCGGCTACGACCTGACCTCGTTGGCGCACGGGCTGTATCAGCAAGTCCAGACTGGCAACACGTCGATCTATGGGCGGATCTGGGAATCCGACCCGGCCGCCGACATCGACGACCGCGACAACTGGGAGCGCGCCAACCCCTGCTACACGATGCCCGGCTTCGCCGCATCCATGGAGTCGGACCGGGAGCTACTGGCTGAACATCAGTTCCGCCGATTCCGGTTAGGACAGTGGACAGCCGGCGAGACGGCGTGGCTGCCGTACGGGGTATTCGAGGGCCTCGCCGTGCCCCAAGGTCTACCACCCGCCGGTGCCAAGATCTGGTGCGGCTTCGACGGCTCCTACAGCGGCGACAGCACCGCACTGATGGGCTGCACCAACGAAGGCTACGTGTTCGTCATCGGATGCTGGGAGAACCCCGGCCGCAAGGGCTGGCGCGTACCACGTGATGACGTGATGGCCACGGTAGCGGGCGCGTTCGACCACTGGGACGTCCAAGAGCTGGTATGTGACCCGCCGTACTGGACCGCCGAGATCGCGCAGTGGTCGGCAAGGTGGGGTGACCGGGTCATCGAGTTCCCCACCTACAGCCGCGCACGCATGGCACCAGCAACCACGGCGTTCCATGCCGCGGTGATGGACAAGACGCTGACCCACGACGGGGACAAGCGACTAGAGCGCCACGTGGCCAACTGCGTGGTGAAGCAGACGCCACAGGGGGACGTCGTGACCAAGGCATCACCTGACTCCCCGGCGAAGATCGACCTAGCGGTCAGCGCCATCCTCGCCTTCAGCCGAGCGTCAGTAGCGGTGCCGAAGCGACGTGCACCCGCATTCGTGCTCTAAACCGTTGCCTTACAACGCGATTCGAGCCAGTGAGGGCGCGATCACCGCAAACATGCAGGTCAAAAGCTTACAGAGTGAATGACCAGGTCGACCCTCGCGCCCGTTTCTTCCCACTCACTTGGCAAAAACCGGCTCTGATCAGCCGTTCAACCCGTTCGACCCGTCTAAAACCGCAGGTCGCTACCTCCCACTTAGGAGACACTTGTCCCTCCTGACGCGCATCTTCCGCGTTCCAGATCCCCCGTTCGTACCCCCCGAAGAACAGCGCAGCATCAGCATCGGCGACCCGGCCGTGTTCGAACTGTTCGGCGCCTCCCCGTCGCTTACCGGGGTGTCGGTGACCGAGACGTCAGCGCTCGGACTGTCGGCCGTGTTCCGTGCCGTGTCGCTCATCGCGGGCGGTATCGCCACCTTGCCGTTGCGGACGGTGCAGGAACGCGACGGCATCACCGAGCGCGTCCCGTCATGGCTGGACGCTCCCGCCGGCGGGCTCACCAAGTTCGAGTTGATCGAAACGACCATGCTGCACATGCTGCTGAACGGCAACGCGTTCCTCGCGCATGTGCGTGGCGGCGCCGGCCAGTTGTTGGGCGTCACTCCCATCCACCCATCCGCGGTGTCGATCGACGTCGACAAGTCCGGGAACAAGACTTACCGGGTGTCGCTGGCCGATGGCTCGACGCGCACCTTCGACGACCGCACCATGACCCACATCAAGGGGTTGTCCTCGGACGGCATCCGGGGCCTGTCGCCGCTCCAGTTGGCCCGCAACGGCGCGTTCGGCACCTCGATTGCCGCGGACCGATCGGCCGCCCGCATGTTCGGATCTGGCGCGCTCATGTCGGCAATCGCGACGGTCGATGAGGAGCTACCAGCAGAGGACGCGAAGGAGATCAAAGACGGCCTTGACCGCAAGATCGCCGGCGAAAGCAACGCCGGCGCGATCGCGTTCATCAACCGCAACATCAAGATAACGCCGTGGTCGCTGTCCAATGAGGATGCCCAGTGGATCCAGTCGCGGGTGTTCGAGGTGGAAGAAATCTCGAGGATCTTTGGCGTACCGGCGACGTTGATCGGGCTCTCCGACAAGCAATCATCCTGGGGTACGGGCATTGCCGAGATGCACCGGGCCATGGCTCAGTGGACCTTCAAGCCTTGGACCTCCCGCATCGAGGCGCGTCTATCGCTACTGCTCCCGCCCGATCGCAAGGCCGAGTTCGACTATCGCGCACTCCTGGCGCCAGACCCCAAGACGGAAATCGACTCACTCATCGCGCAGGTAGCGGCGGGTCTGTTGTCTCACGCGGAGGCTCGCGCCATCTTGAACCGCAAGCCGCTGCCGGAGCCGGCACCGAAACCACAACCGGAGGTGGCCGCATGACCGAGGACATCGAACGCCGGTTCGCAGACGTCGAAACCACGATGACCGGTAAGAAGCTCGGCGGGTATGCCGCCGTCTACAACCAGCGCAGCGACATCGGGCCATACTTCGAGATGCTGGCGCCAACGGCATTCCGTTCGGTGCTGGCATCACCGGATCTCGACGTGCGAGGTCTGTTCAATCACGACCCGTCACTTCTCCTGGCACGTACGCCGCGCACGTTGCGGCTGTCCAGTGACAGCCATGGCCTGGAGTTCGAGCTGGATCTACCGGATACCACGGTCGGCAACGACGTTCGGGCCATGGTCGACGCCGGCCTCATCACCGGGTGTTCATTCGGTTTCATCGCTGATCAACAGGATTGGTCCAGCCATGAGGGTCGCGACGTCCGCACCCATACCAGCGTAGGCCGGCTGCTCGACGTGTCCGTCGTGACCTACCCCGCCTATCAGGGCACGAATGTCTCACTCCGCAGTAAACCCCAACAGGCCAACAACGGCCGCACACAACTAGTTCGGGCAGAACTCGCCCACTACCTCACCGAGAGGAACAAGTAATTGAAGAAGTCCATTGAGGCACTGTTGGCCGAGATGCAGCCCCTTGCCGACGCCGCGGAGGAGCGCAACCTCACTGATGAGGAGCTGGCGCAGTACCGCTCGCTCAAGGATGAGGTGGAGCGCACCAGGCAGAGTGACGAGGTCCGCAGCCTTCAGGCCGCCTACGTCACGCCCAACGCTAGCGTTCAGGCCGCCGTCCACGTCGGCACTGTGAAGCCTGACGACACCCTGGAGCGCGCGTTCGAAAGCTACCTGAAAACTGGCGTAGCCAATCAGGACATTGCCGAGCTTCGCGCACAGTCTGCCGGTAGCGACGCCGCTGGCGGCTACATGGTCCCGCAGGGCTTCCGTCAGAAGCTCGTCGAGGTGCAGAAGTCGTTCGGCGGTCTCGCGCCCGAGGTCGACAACTACGTGACCGACAACGGTGCTGCGGTCGAGTTCCCCACAATCGACGACACGGCCAACGTCGGGCAGATCACCGCAGAGGGTGCGAACTTCGCCGGCGGCGCTGACCTCACGTTCGGCACCATCACATTGGGCGCCAAGAAGTACACCAGCGCCGGTGCGAACGATGCGCCGCTGAAGGTGAGCGTCGAACTGTTGCAAGACTCTGCGTTCGACGTGGCCAGTTTCGTCGCTCGGGCACTCGGTACTCGCATTGCCCGCAAGCAGGCGTCTGACTTCGCGGTCGGCACCGGCACCAACATGCCGTTCGGCATCGTCCACGCAGGCCTGACGCACAACCACGAGTTGGCCACCACGACCACGATCACGTATGCCGATCTGTTGGACCTGGAGGCGCAGCTCGATCCGGCCTACGAGCAGAACGCGAAGTGGGTGTTCAACAAGGCGACGTGGACCGCCGTGCGCAAGCTGGAGGACGACCAGGGTCGACCCCTCATCTTCGATCAGGCCGCATCGGGCATCGGTGGCGCACCGCAGAAGACGCTACTGGGATACCCCGTCGTGCTCGACCAGGCGTTCCCGAACCCGACCGGTGACAGCACCAATTTCGCCGTGCTGGGCGATCTCCGGGAGGCCTACGTCATCCGACGTGTCTCCAGCCTGGTCGTCATGGTGAACCCATACTCGTCGGCCGCGAGCGGTCAGGTGGAGTTCACCGCATGGGAGCGCGCTGACGGCAACATTCAGAACCGCAAGGCGTTCGTCGTCCTCGCCACCGAAGACGTCGCCTAACCCGTAGAGGAGGCCTCGATGGCTCAACCCACCTACGCCAGTGGTGACGATCTCGCCACCTGGCTTGCAGAAGCCGATCCCGTTGCCGATGCCGACGAGTTGGGTCTCGCCGTCGAGGCCGCCTCCCGGGCAGTGGACCGCGCGTGCAATCGGTCCTTCGGCCTGGCGCCGGCACCGGAAGCCCGGCACTACACCGCCGAGTACGACCGCCACCTCGGTCTGTGGCTGGTCGACATCGACGACGTCCAGACGACTACCGGGCTCGTCGTCGAACTCGACAACGACCGCGACGGCGCAGCGGAGACCACCGTCACCGCGTACCAGTTGGCCCCGGTCAACTCGACGGACCGGCCGTACATCCGCATCGAGTTCCTCCCCGGCGCCCCGGTCAAGCCGAACGGGGTCCGTCACGGGGTCAAGGTCACGGCACGTTGGGGTTGGACCGAGGTGCCTGACTCCATCGTGCTCGCCACGTTGACGCAGGCCTCACGGTTCTACGCTCGACGAGAGAACCCCTCCGGTCCGCTTCAGTCCAAAAAGGTCGATGACGTGTCCTACGGATGGCACGCAACGGATCTCGACTCCGACGTCGCAACTCTGGTCGCTCCGTACCGCCGCGTGTGGGGTGCTGTCTGATCATGATTGATGGGTTCTTTACCCAGGCCGTAGATCCTTCGTCGTCCACTTTCTATTTCAAATGGCGGGAGCTTGTCCTACCTGTTTGCTAGTCTCCGGTTCCTCAAGGGGAGACTCAAACGGAGGGCATCTATTCGGCATGGAAGGTTTGTTTGCGCTCGCTCTGGTCGCACTGGCTGGCTGGGGTTTGTACCGGCTCATTCGGTATGTACTCAAAGAGCGATACTTCGCCAGCGAGGGGTTCTTAGCTCACAAACATGCGATCGCATCGTTTGTTCGGGAGCACAACGACCTCGCCCAGTACATCGCCGA